ACTGTTATTAATGCATCAATCGATCAATGTCATTGGAAACAAATGTGGAATTGGGGTAAAGGATTGCGTGAAACGAGATGGGTTGATTTTCAATGCCCATTAATTCGCAGAGACATATTGGAAAATATACAGCAATTTCCAAATGAATTGATTTATGGTTGGGGTCTGGATTTTTATGCTGGATGTATTGCTGATACATTAGGATTAAAAACTATAGTATCAGATAACAATACAATTGCGCATATGAATTCATTAACATTCAAAGAAAATAAAATTGATATCGGTGTAAATGAATTTTGTAGAAATGCAGAAACAAATATGAATCAATTCTTTTTGAATTCTCAATATAAATCATTATATTATGAATTAAGAACCCACGGAGAAACATACAACATATGATTAAAACATTAGATGAATTAGCATTAAAACACGGAACTGATAAAGCATCATCAGATCACGGATATACTAAATATTATGAATTATATCTCGAACCATATAGAGACTTCGATTTTAAGTTTTTAGAAATCGGAGTATATGATGGTTCCTCAGTAAAATTGTGGAAAGAATATTTTTCAAAAGCAGATATCACGGCAATCGATATCGATCCAAGATGCACAGAATATGCAGAAGAACGTGTTGATATCAAAATAGGTGACCAAACCGATGTAGATTTCTTAACAAAAGTTAACACAGAAAATGGTTCATTTGCAGTTATATTAGATGACGGGGGACATAGCAATAAACAACAAATAGTTTCATTCGAAACATTGTTTCCATTGTTGTTACCAGGGGGACTATATATAATTGAGGACTTGCATTGTTCATATGTTAAAAATAGTTTTTGGGATGATTACCATATTGCTACGACAGATTATTTAAAACAATTAACAGACAAAGTTAATTTATACGGTAAAAGTTTCCGAGGGTATAAAGAAATAGCTGGACATAACTTAGATTACTTTGAACGAAATATTGAGTATATTCACTTTTACAAAAGTACTTGTATTATTTGTAAAAAAGAAGTTCCTGTATGATAACATGTGCGTTTAATGGTAGATTGGGAAATAATTTATTTCAAATTGCAACGGCATTATCTATTGCAAATGAAATAGAAACAGATACTATATTTGCAGAAACTACATGGGCAGGTCATAGAGGTAATAGGCCAGTTGATTTGTCAATGTTTGGATATGATTTTAAACGAGGAGATATTCAGACAACGAATTCATATAATGAATCACAATTTCATTACAATGAAACACCGAAAGTTGATGATTTAACAATACACGGATTTTTTCAATCTGCTAAATACTTCGATTCAATTCGAGAACAACTAATACATAAATACTTTGTCCCATCTGTTGATATATTAAAACAATTAGAATCATATGATGTTTCTGAATATAGCTTAGGTATTAGTGTTAGGAGAGGCGATTATCTAATGTTGCAGGAAAATCATTGCGTATTATCAGCCGAGTATTATCAAAAAGCGATTGATACATATTTTCAAAACAATATAGATCAGATATTTATATTTTCTGATGATATTGAATGGTGTAGAAGTGTATTTGGCGATAATGTTAATTATATACAAGATACGGTTGGAACTCAATTATTCTTAATGAGTAAAATGAAACATTTAATATTATCCAATAGTACATTTGCTTGGTGGGGTGCATATCTCAATAACAATAATGGAATAATAGTAGCACCAGATCCGTGGTTTGGACCTGCATACTCAGATAAAAACACAAACGATCTTTATTGTGATAATTGGATCAAACTAACACATGAAATAGTAAAACATCCGTTTAATATAACACCTAATATGTATGAATAAAATATATCGAATAATTCAATATATACAACCATGGGAGATTGACGATCTTGCAAGACAAGTACATGACATGGTACAATCATCATATCATATTCCAGAAAATGTAACTGTTATCTGGGACGTTACTATGAACACTGATATTGTTAATTGGGAAACAAGTAAATTGCCAATTGAGTATTTTACTTCAAAATTTGAGTACCTAAAAACAATTGTTGATTATTATTTTACTGCTGAATTTTGTATTGATAATAATATAAAAGGATGTACTGATAAACGAAGAAATGTTATAAATACAACTCAAGATTATGTTATATGGTTGGATTCTGATATATATTTTTCTAAATTAAATTTACCATATCTGATTAATGCAACACAACATATCAACGATGAATTATACATAGTATCACCCCAAATTATAAAGTATTGGGATGATTCCTGGAATTGTTTAGTTAATTCGCAATTTATTAATGAACCGCACAATCATCGAGATTACTTTGATTTATATAGTTTAGATAGTATATGTTCGGTTAATGATATTAATATTAAACAAAATACTCATATCAAATTCGGAGGAGGTTGGTTTAATTTATTTAGCAACGAAGTATTTAGACAGATAACATTTCCAGACGAACTAGGATCTTATAGTGCGGATGATTTATATGTTATGTTATGTTCTGCTAAATTAAATGTTAAGCAATATATATTAGATGGAATAGTTGTGTCAGAGATTGGGAATAAATACTTACACAATAAAAACTATATAAAGCCATTATTAGATATAAAAATATCAGATAAACAAAAAATATCAGATTCAGAATTTGAACAATTAGTTAGAAAGTTTTATGAAGAACATTAGTTTTATAATACCTAGTTATAACAATTTGCAACACTTAAAGAATGTGTATGCAAGTATACAAAAACATGCTCCAGACGCTGAGGTTATTTTACTTGACGATGGATCCACAGATGATACCTGGGAATGGATAATAAAACAAAAATGTATTGCATATCATAGTGAAGAACGTGTAGGTCATACTATTCTTTATGATCGAGGCATCGACATGGCTACAAATGATATAGTGGGTATTTTACACGCTGACATGATTATTGGTCCTAATTATGTAGAAAATATGTTGAAGCACTTAGAACCAGGAAAAGTGGTATGTGCTACACGTGTAGAACCACCATTACACCCAGAAGGCAAAGAAAAAATAATTCGAGACTTCGGAATGGATTTTGATACGTTAGATATAGATGCATTTGAATCATTTGTGCATGTTACACAAAAACAATATAAAGATGTAACCACAAAAGGAATGTTTGCTCCATGGATACTTTATAAACAAGATTTTCAAGCATTAGGGGGACACGATCCATTGTTTGCTCCATTTCCGTATGAAGATTCAGATATATTCCAACGTTGGATATTAGCAGGATATGAATTAATTCAAAGTAGAGATGCATTTGTATATCATTTAACTTGTCGAGGTCATCGTTGGAATGAACAAGTTGGACGTGATGATGATTATTTTAAAATAGTATCACAACGAGCAGCCCGTAATTATTTGAGAAAATGGGGTAGTTGGATCCGTAATAATGAATTTCAATATCCTATTATTATTCCTAAATATAATATTGCATATGTAATTAAAAATTGCACATATGATGCATTAGCAGGATTAGAACCATGGTGTGATAGAATTTATACTGATGATGAAATGCAAGTATTAACATCACATTATTTAGATGTCGAACAAACTAAGACTACATATGATTTAACAAAGCGGGTGTTGGTAACTAAGTACAATGATCCGCATGGTGAGAATGATATTGTGGTTGAATTTGATATTAAACGAATGTCGCAATCAGATTATACATATTTACAACAACTTCCAGAAATTATATCAGCATCTGGTTCTGTCGGTGAATTTCAATTAGGAAATCTTAAGATATCTATTGCTCATATAGAAACATATGAAAAAGAACTCATTACTTTAAACTAGTTACATATTTATAATAAAGTTATTTATTTTTAAGTCCGTTACGAATACAAAAGGAGTAATATGACTAAAAAGAACTTTATAAAAAGTATGTTATCCGATTGCCATAGTGGAGAAGTTTCTTCAAAGCGAGTTATTGGTTTTATTGGATTTTTTGCTTTATTAATAATAATGTTTATTAATGCATTATATTCAAAATCAATTGCGCCATCTAAAGAGTTAATTGATGCAATTGAATATATTGTAATTGCTGCATTATTTAGTACATCTGTTGAAAAGTTTGCAAAGCCAAACACAACAAATAAAGATAATGAACCAGAAGTTTAACTAAAAAAAGATAATGTAATGAGTTTAGATACAAGCAAAATTAAACAAGTTCCACTTAATGAGTCTCAGTATATAAAAGAGGCAGTTACAAAAAAACAAATTGTTTTACATCATACAGCTGGTAATTCCGCAGGAGATCGTACTATACAAAATTGGAACGGTGATGACAGAGGAAGAATTGCAACATGTGTTACAATCTCTGGCCCAGGTAAAAATTCAGTAGATGGTGAAATTTGTCAAGCATTCTCATCAAAATATTGGGCATACCATTTAGGTGTAAAACAAGAAGTATTCCGATCTCAAAAATTACCAGCATATCCGGTTGATAAACATTCAATTGGTATTGAGATATGCAATTGGGGACAATTAGAAAAACGAGGCGATAAGTTTTATACATATGTAGATCGGGAAGTACCTAAAGAGGCAGTAACTGAATTAGAAACGCCATATAAAGGTCATAAATATTTCCACCGTTATTCAGATGCTCAAATCGAATCTGTGAAAAATTTATTAACATACTGGCGAGACCAATACGGTATCGATTTAACATTTAACTATGACCAGTGCTTTACGGTGAATACCAAAGCTTTAAAAGGTGAAAATGGGTTATATACACATAACAGTTATAGAAAAGACAAGGTAGATATTTATCCATGTCCAAGAATGATTTTAATGCTTAAAACATTGTAAGGAGGTAACAATGAAAAGTGCTTTAATGACATTAATAATTTCCATAACAACATTTGCATCGTTTGTATGCACATATTTTTTTAATTTAACAATGCACTATGGCGACCAATATTTAGCAATGGTAGCGGTGGTATTCTTAGATGGATTCTTCGGCGTAATTGCCGGAATCAAGCGTGAAGGATTTCAAACACGCAAAGCCATTAAAGTATTAGTAACTCTAGTAACATGGATTATATTCTTATCAGTGTTATTAGTTGTTGAAAAAGGATACCCAGCAGCATCTTGGTTAAGTGAAACGATATTATTACCGTTCCTGGTATTTCAGATAATGAGTGCACTTAAAAATGCTAGCAATGCCGGATTTATTAAAGCATCTCTATTAAAACAGATACTTGAAAAATTTGATAAGCATAAAGACTAATGATTTGATTCGTTAGTCTTTTTTCTTATATTATATGTATGAATTATAAATACATAGCAACATCCATACTTATTTTTTTATTAGGACAAATTGTAGTTTGGATACAAGTCAATGGCCCAATGATATGGCCCTGGGCAAAAAATTATAAATTTCTTTTAATGTTATTGGGAGTGCCTATTACATGGGCATTTATGGAAGCTACCCAATATGCTGTACAAGGTTTTGGAGGTCAATTCTGGCCAGGCAGATTCCTTTCTTTCGTTGCCGGAATATTTGTGTTTACAGTTATGACATATTTATTCCGTTCCGAAGCAATCACATTGAAAACAGCAGTTTCATTGTGTTTAGCATTTTCTTTAATATTAGTTCAGCTCTTTTGGAAATCTTAATATTTATTATAAAATTGAGTAAATATTAATGATCAACGAATATCAAACAAATAGCACACTGAATCCAAAGCTTTGGAAGGACAATAAATTTCGTCCTAAACTTCGTGTTGGTTTTATGAAAATTGCAAAAGCCTTTTACGATTTCTTAGAAGTAGAATCACCTATACTAGATGTTATTATAATCGGCAGTAGTGCTAATTATAATTGGACAGAACATAGTGATATTGATTTACATGTAGTTATCAATTTTTCTGAAGTTAATGATAACATGTTGTTGGTAAAAAACTATATGCAAACAAAGAAAAGCATATGGAACACGAATTATCCATTAACATACAAAGGATTGCCAATTGAGTTATACGCTCAAGATTCAAATGAAGTTTTAAATTCTACAGTTGGTATATATTCACTATTGCATAATAAATGGATTAATCAACCATCATCTGACATAGTAACAATTGACGATGTTGCAATTGAACAAAAAGCACAACCATATGAATTTGAGATTGATAATCTAGATCCAAATGATCCAAAAACCGAATATAAAGTTCAGCGTATATTAACAAAACTTAAAAATTTAAGACAAGCTGGTTTAGATGCAGAAGGAGAGTATTCTGTAGAAAACATGGCATATAAACATCTTCGCAATAAAGGTTATATAGAACGTTTACGTGGTTTAGTTAAACAAATGCAATTGAGTCGCCTATCATTAGAAAGTTCATTAAATGAATTAGATATTAAGGATACGGTAGACAAAACTAAGGATAAAGTAAAACGTTTTGTTAGTGCACTGCGCAATGAAACAGATGAAACCAAATTAGCATTCACAATGTTAATGCAACACGCACAAGGTCGTAAACTCAATGAAACTGAATGGAGTTGGGTTAGAGAACAACTTAAGGATGTTGTTAAGCTGCTAGGTCTTACTACAATGGCAATCGCCCCAGGTGGAACTGCAGTAGCGTTGCTAATGAAAGCATTTAAACTAGATAAACATATAATGCCGTCGTCTTTCAAACAAAAAGATGAAGTTACTGAAAATCTTATATTGCATGTAACGGGTAAACGGGTAATGAATCCCGATGATTGGAAACATGTTATCAATAAAACATCAGGTGTAGTAGATCCAATGGGTCAATGGAAACACCCGGGTAAGTGCACAATGATTCAAACCGCAGATGGTAATATTACCATGCAAAATGTTCCTCATAAAGTTTTAGGAATTGATGATACAGGTCATTGTCAATTAATGCATCCAGAACGACAATATCAATTTCCAGGTCGCAACGTGTTTGAAATACCACACACTGCGCAGTGGCAGACAATGATAATGCAAATACAGAACGCAATAAAAAATGGATCGCAATATGCAAAGTAGAGGTTTAGGTGATGATATTAAAAAAATAACATCAGAAGTAAAATTAGATCAGTTAGCAAAACGAATTGCACAATTACTAGATGAAGATTGTGGTTGTGATGATCGACAAGATTGGTTGAATGAAAAAACTAAAAATTGGCCAATGTACAAGAAGAAAGATAACAAATAATGGCAAGAATAAGTAAAACGGGAATATCAAATGGTGGCACTATTGATGCGTCACATATAACTAGAATTATAGAAGCTTTAGATGGAACAGGATCTGCAGATGTATATGCAACTGGTTCATTTACTGGATCGTTTATAGGAAATGGATCTGGGTTAACTAATGTAACTGCTTCTAGCGCTGCATCGGCTTCGTTTGCTAGCACGGCTTCATTTTTAACCGGTACTGTACAGTCAGCATCATTTGCTAGCACAGCTTCATATTTAACTGGTACGATTGAGTCAGCATCATTTGCTAACACAGCATCTAGAGCTGTTACTGCGTCATTTGCCACAACTGCTTCTTATATTAAAACAGCACAGACAGCTTCATATATTTTAAACGCAGTATCATCATCTTACGCAAATTCTATCAATAATTTATCTCCATATACATCTATAGTATCCGCAACATATACAACAACCGGATCAGAGAGAGCTAACATGCAATCATTTGTAGTTGCTACCGATACAGGAATGGTTGGCGTATTAGCACCAACTGCTTATGTGATAGAAACAACTATAGCATCTGCATTTATCGATGATCCGCAATACATTGGGACAACCGGAACATTTGGTTGCACGTTGTCTGCTACATTTTCGGAATCAAATGGGGTAATTTCGCAGCAAGGTCCGGTTACTAAAACATCAGGTAGTAGCTTTACAAGTAATGTCCCAGGATGCAATTTTGGAATTAGTACTGTTGCAGGAGGACCTGGTGGTATGTGGACTACATATACATTAGGATTACGTATAACGGGTTCATCGGGAGTAACTGGTTCGTGGGTATCGACAACAAGAATAACTGAAGTAGCCGGCCAATCTCAATACTAGTAATATTTATAATAAATTAAAAAAGGAAACAACATGAAGTTATCTAGAGAACAAGTATTAGGAATTGTAAGACACATCTTAACATTTGCAGGTGGTTTAGCAATAGCAAAAGGAATGGTAGATGCTGCCATGGTAGAAACTATAGTAGGTAGTGCTGCGACATTAATCGGTGCTATTTGGTCAGTAGTTGCAAAAAAGGCATAACATGAAACGAGTGAATGAAGAGTGTGGTTGTGAACAACAAGAAAACAATTACATGTTCTTTCAGAATCTAAAAACGATACATCATGCAGTTGGTGAATTGTTGAATATGGATCCGGCCCAAGTAGATGAATTACTAAGTAATGGTCATGCATGGGCTGTAGACCATATTGCATCTTCAGCAGACGATGTTGAAGAAGTGTATCATTTTTTAGAAAGCAGTTATGGCGCTCATGATGAACATGATGCGTACAATTCACAACAACCACAATTTATTCCAGCTGATTTTAAAAATCATTTGAAACAAGTAATGGGTGAGCGAATTGAACATCGTGGAGATAATTGGGTTGTTAAGCCATCTAACGGAGATCATGTATTAGGTACGCATCCTACTAAAAAAGCAGCAATGAAACAATTAGCTGCGATTGAAATTTCTAAACAAAAAAATCGCGGAAAATGATGAATTTAAAATCACTGTTATTCGAATCAAACACAAAGAAGCCAGAAACTTTCGAATCATTTGCTGATACGAGAGAAGCCGGTGCTGAGAAGATAGTTGACAACGCAAAAAAGAAAGGCGGATTAGCATTATTGACATGGCATCATTTCAAAGTTAAACTTCCTTATTATAAAAAGGCAGCGGCTGGAAAATTTGATTTAGATGCAGCGAAAAAAGAATTTGAGGCAACGTATAAAAAGATATCTATGTCAATGACTCAGATTGAATTTCAACGTGAAGTAGGCCGTTTAGAAGTATTAGGCGAACTAATTATTCGAGAATCCAAAAAATGATAAAGTTAAAGAATCTATTAACAGAGACTTGGAATTATCCGGTTATTGAAAACACCGAAGACCCTCGAGTGTTAGCCGATCTACTACGTAAATCAAAAGGCCAGTTTAATGATGAAGAAGCATTAGCTGAAGCAGTGTTTATGGCAATTGCTAAATTTAGTATTTATGATTGGGTTCGAAAAGCGCTTGGTAAAGATCCATATACATTTGTTAAAAGTTTCATGGATACATCTAAAATGTATCACAAACAATCAATTGATAAGTCAATGGCTAAACTAAAACAACCAAAAACAGATTCAACTAAAAAACCTGTAGAAACGAAACCAACTGCATCATCATATGATGCTGGTATTCGTGGAGATATCTTATGGAATGTAATTGCAGCACAAGGTAAAGGAAAAAACTTTACTGATATTATACCGTTAGATGGAGGTACTGTGGGTATTGCACATTTTGCGGTTGGTGGATTAGCTGGATTATACAACACAATGGATACTCAGTATTATTTTAGTAAATCTAAACAAGAAATGATAGATAAGTATTCAACTGCATGTCGATCAAACAATTGTTATGGAATGGAATTTTGGCAAAATGGTATGCGCAAATTTGTTAATGATTTAAACTATGCAAAGAATGTACAGTTGAAAGCATGGGATGAATCAAAAGGAATTCCGGTTAGCAATTTAATTGCATCACATGGTTGGAATACAAACAGAGAATTAGCAATTGCATTAGGTATAACAAATAGTATGGGTCAGGGTGGATTTACTAATTTAGCTAAAAACAATGGATGGGATGCTGAAGCAACGTTGAATGCATATGTTGGTAATAACGCACATAGACAGCGAAGAAAAGCGTTAATTGATAAATTTTATCCAAAAAACTAATATATTATGATCAAACTTAAAAATCTATTAAACGAATCTCCGATTCCAGAAACTATATTATCTTCTACTGCTGCTAATATTGCAAAGAAACTTGTACAACGAGGATTTGATGTGATAGAAGCTGCAGCAATTGTTGGTAATATGTGGGCAGAATCATCATTTAATCCATCAGCTAAAAATGACATCGGAGCATTTGGTTTATTGCAGTGGTTAGATGATCGACAAGCAGAATTAAAAAAGTTTGCAAAAAAGAAGGGTCGCAAAGAAACAGATTTGGATACTCAGTTAGATTTTATAAAATATGAATTAAAAGATCATTATGATGGTAAATATTCATATGAAGCTAACATGTTTAATAAAGCTATGGCGTTTGGTAAGACTATATTAGATAAAGCAGAAGGATTTGCTAGATTTAGTGAACGACCAAATAAATCTGAATTAACATCTAGTTTACCAACTCGTCGCAAAGCAGCATATGATATATACACACATCTTCAAGGTCCTAAAGCAAAAGGATCTGAATTTGTTAATAAAACAATATATCCATTAAAGTCAAATGGATATGTAAACGTACGTGAAGATGCGTATGTAGATAATGGTATCTTTGATAACTTAATGAAGGTTATTAAATTTCCAAATGCAATTGGAGTTGTAAAACAAGCAGTAACAGGTGAAGATGGTAAAACATGGTTACATGTTAAATTAGCATCAGGCGAAATGGGATATGTACGTGCCGATGTGATTACTGCAACCAATGAGTCATATCATGTTGTACAGTCCGGCGATACCTTGTCACAAATTTCTAAACAAAAGAATGTATCAGTAGATACCATAAAACGATTAAATAAGTTAACATCGGATACAATAAAAATCGGCCAGAAATTAAAATTATATTAAACTTTGGTTAATAATAAAAAAATTCATATTATATGTTATGGATGAAAATTTTTTAAATAAGTTATTGATACAGTCCATCAATTTAATGGGCTCCGAAGAATGGTCATGGCCTCCGCAATGGGACGATGCCCGAAAGTTATCTTTTTTAAACCAATGCATGGAATATGCAGAAAAAAATGAGTTTTATGAGCAATGCGCAATCATCAGAGATGTCGAAAAAACGATCTGCAAATAAACGGGGTAAATGGGAAGTAATTCTGCACAATGACGATCGTAATACGTTTGATCACGTTATTGATAGTCTAATAGAAATCTGTGGGCATAATTATTTACAATCCGTACAATGTGCTACAATAGTACATAATATTGGCAAATGTTCTATATTTGTTGATACACATGACGAATGTGAACTTGTTTTGCAAGAATTGCAAGACTTGGATCTATTAGTAACCATATCAAAATATAAAAGTTATGTTTAAATGGTTATTGAAAATTAGAATCGGAATTCTACACGCAACATATCATCGCAACATTAAAAAAGCAGAAAAAGCTAGGGTTGCTCAAGATATAATTTCATTTAAAAAATACATATACCAAGCTGAAGATGCTTGGAAAAGAATAGTTATAATAACAGAAAAGTTAAAATAAGTTATGGGTAAAAAATCAGCATACTCAGGAGAGTCAGCAAAAGATCGTTCAATTAACATAATGGACAAATTTATCACTCGCAATGATAATAAAAAGAAATCACAACCACAATTACCGGGACGTAGAAAAGATCCTAACATTCCAATCGACCAATGGCCGTTAAAAGACCAATTGGAATACTGGGAAAACAGAACAGATGCAGATCGTTTCGCAGAATTGTATAAATCATATTCTACATGGTATGATGCTGTTAAACAACAATCAGGTATGTATCCACGAACATTTGTAGACTTCACATATAAATTGAAATCTAAATTGCATGAGATGTATGACAGTAAAACATACCCTAAGGATGCTGTATATGAACTAAGAAAACTAGGAGTATACTAATGGGTGATACGCAATATAAGTATGTATATGGGCGAGGAAGGTCCTCATTTGATCTTCCTGAGTCTGATATTCGATATGCAATTGCTAACACCAAATCAAATGCAGAGGCTGCCCGGTTCATGAAGGTGTCTTTTGACACTTGGAAGAAATATGCAAAAATGTATGTTGACCGAGAAACGGGTAAGACTTTGTATGATTTACATACCAACCAAGCTGGCGTTGGTATCACAAAAGATGTAGCAAAAGCAACATCAGGTCCATATGCTATAGATAAAATACTACAAGGCGAATATCCTAATTATCCAACTTGGAAACTTCGTAATCGGTTATTAGCACTTAATATATTGCCAGAGCAATGCAATTGTTGTGGTTATGCGGAACACAGAATAACAGATGATACAGTACCATTATTGTTGGATCATATTGATGGAGATGACACTAATCATTGCATAGAAAATCTGCAACTACTTTGTCTTAATTGTTACTACCAACAGGTAGCAGCTCCATTCAACCGAGATAAGGAACAATATTGGAACTATAATATGTTAGACTGATATTTATTAGAAATGATATCACTAAAGAAAATTATAGTAGAAGGCCGTTATGATAGCTTGGTAACTGAGTTATCCAGAAAGATGTTAACAATCATTAAAGATAGTTATGCAGCGGTAACGGCGCCGGATGGTAAATTTGCCGGAGAATCAATTTATTATAAATCAGAGAAAGAAGCACCTGCCATCACGTCTGATGATTGTCCCCACATATTTTTTGAAGAAGTTGAAAATTCAACTATCCCATTAGAATTTTATTTAATACTTAAAGTTCAATGGATTGCTGGATTAGCAGATTTTCGTTATGGCGGCGATGCATATAATGAAACAAAAACATACTCTGATGATATGCCATTAATTGAAGTTCGTTTCGAATTAGATCCAGCAGATTATCCAACTATCCTAAGTAATGTGGCGATGCAACTTCGAGATGTACTTCGACACGAAATTGAGCACTTAACTCAGTCCGGGTGGAATACAAACCCAATCAAATACATTAAGTCAGATCAAGCTTTAAGAAATAAAATAGAATCTGGAAAGTTACCTGCGGCTCGCTACTTCACATTACCAAAGGAAACGCCGGCAATGTTGCAAGGTATGTATCTCAAAGCTAAAAAAAGTAAAACACCATTTTCAAAAGTAATCAATGATTATTTAGATATATGGGTTGCTAATAATACTATTACCGATATAGATAAACAACAAATAATAGATATATGGAGAACATATCTCCCTAAATTAGGAATACGTCAGGAGTTGTAATGAATACAATGTATATCGATGAAGCTTGTTGGAAAGATTACGAGCAAAAAGGAATGAAGAAAAAAGGTGATCGAATGGTACCAAACTGTGTGCCAGTTACTGAAGCTGAAAACTATTGTCCACAATGTTTAATAGAATATATTGAACGTAGTCAGAATGAATCTGATTATATTAACTTAATGGAACCTGGTCTTAATGAAGCTGAATATCAAGGACGCAAAGTTAAATTGGGCAAACCAATGCGCGGTGACATTAAAAAATTCAAAGTATATGTTCGTAATGGGGAAGGCAATGTAGTTAAGGTTAACTTCGGCCATGGAGGTACCTCAGCAAAAAGAGCCGGACAGAAAACAATGCGTATACGCAAATCAGATCCAGCACGTCGCAGAAGCTTCAGAGCACGCCATAATTGTGATAATCCAGGACCTAGAACCAAAGCAAGATATTGGTCTTGCCGTAAGTGGTAGGTTGGATATTAAATTAATATTATT